GTTTGAAGGCTTAAGCGTCGCCGGGTCGGTGGGAGCCTATCAGTATCATGGTCGCAGTGCCGACGGGCGTGTCGCGGATATCTCTGTCACCAGTCCGTCTCCGGCCTGCGTCACCATCTCCGTGCTGTCACGTGAAAATAACGGTGTGGCATCCGAAGATCTGCTGGCGGCGGTGCGTAACGCCCTTAATGGCGAGGACGTCAGGCCGGTGGCCGACCGCGTGACCGTGCAGTCTGCCGCCATTGTTGAATACCAGATAAACGCCACGCTTTACCTTTACCCTGGTCCCGAAAGCGAACCCATCCGCGCTGCCGCCGTGAAAAAACTGGAAGCGTATATCACGGCACAGCACCGGCTGGGGCGTGACATCCGTCTGTCTGCCATTTATGCCGCTTTGCATGTGGAAGGTGTGCAGCGTGTCGAACTGGCTGCACCACTGGCCGACATCGTGCTCAACAGTACGCAGGCGTCTTTCTGTACCGAATACCGCGTCGTGACCGGAGGCTCGGATGAGTGATTCGCGACTGCTGCCGACCGGCTCATCACCGCTTGAGGTCGCCGCCGCAAAAGCCTGTGCGGAAATTGAAAAAACGCCGGTCAGTATTCGTGAGCTGTGGAACCCGGATACCTGTCCGGCAAATTTGCTGCCGTGGCTGGCGTGGGCGTTTTCGGTCGACAGGTGGGATGAGAAGTGGCCGGAAGCGACAAAACGCGCCGTTATCCGCGATGCGTATTTCATCCACTGTCATAAAGGCACTATAGGTGCAATCCGGCGTGTGGTGGAGCCGCTCGGCTATCTCATCAACGTGACGGAGTGGTGGGAAAACAGTGACCCGCCCGGCACCTTCCGGCTTGATATTGGTGTACTGGAAAGTGGCATCACAGAGGCAATGTATCAGGAAATGGAACGGCTGATTGCTGATGCCAAACCTGCAAGCCGTCACCTTATTGGCCTGAACATTACCCGGGACATTCCCGGCTACCTGTTCGCCGGTGGTGTGGCTTACGACGGCGATGTAATTACGGTTTATCCCGGATAAGTGAGGAATAATGAGCACAAAATTCAGAACCGTTATCACCACTGCCGGTGCAGCAAAGCTGGCAGCGGCAACCGCGCCGGGAGGGCGGAAGGTCAACATTACCACGATGGCCGTCGGGGATGGCGGTGGTAAATTGCCTGTCCCGAATGCCGGACAGACCGGGCTTATCCATGAAGTCTGGCGACATGCGCTGAACAAAATCAGCCAGGACAAACGAAACAGTAATTATATTATCGCAGAGCTGGTTATTCCGCCGGAGGTGGGCGGTTTCTGGATGCGTGAGCTTGGCCTGTACGATGATGCGGGAACATTAATTGCCGTGGCGAACATGGCCGAAAGTTATAAGCCAGCTCTTGCCGAAGGCTCAGGGCGTTCGCAGACCTGTCGCATGGTCATCATCGTCAGCAGTGTGGCCTCAGTGGCGCTGACCATTGACACCACAACGGTGATGGCGACGCAGGATTACGTTGATGACAAAATTGCAGAGCATGAACAGTCACGACGTCACCCGGACGCCTCGCTGACCGCAAAAGGTTTTACTCAGTTAAGCAATGCGACCAACAGCACGTCTGAAACACTGGCCGCAACGCCGAAAGCGGTAAAGGCCGCGTATGATCTTGCTAACGGGAAATACACTGCGCAGGATGCCACCACAGCGCGAAAAGGCCTTGTCCAGCTCAGTAGCGCCACCAACAGCACGTCTGAAACGCTCGCCGCAACACCAAAAGCGGTAAAGGCAGCATATGACCTTGCTAACGGGAAATACACTGCACAGGACGCCACCACAGCGCGAAAAGGTCTTGTCCAGCTCAGTAGCGCCACCAACAGCGATTCTGAAACGCTTGCGGCAACGCCAAAGGCGGTTAAGACAGCGTATGACCTTGCTAACGGGAAATACACTGCACAGGACGCCACCACGGCGCGGAAAGGTCTTGTTCAGCTCAGTAGCGCCACCAACAGTGATTCTGAAACGCTGGCCGCAACATCAAAAGCGGTGAAGTCTGCCTATGACAATGCTGAAAAACGTCTTCAGAAAGATCAGAACGGTGCGGATATTCCGGGAAAGGATACCTTCACGAAAAATATCGGTGCCTGTCGTGCTTATAGCGGCGCTTTGAGCACTGAAGCCGGAAACTGGACAACCGCTCAGTTTATTGAATGGCTGGATTCCCGTGGTGCATTTAATCATCCGTACTGGATGTGCAAAGGCTCCTGGTCATATGCAAATAACAAAATCATTACGGATACCGGATGTGGTGATATCCACCTGGCTGGTTGTGTCGTCGAGGTCATGGGAACTAAATCTGCAATCACTATCCGAGTGACCACGCCGACAACATCAAGCGGTGGCGGTACAACCAGCGCGCAATTCACTTACATAAATCATGGGGACGGCTACTCCCCCGGCTGGCGTCGTGACTGGAATCGTCAGGGCGACGCAATGACCGGAACGATTAATCAGGATGGCGGAAGCCAGAATGCCTATATGTCTACGGCCTTATGTTCAGGCACCAGAGGCGGCAAAAAATATCTCAGAAAGTTTCGTGGTGGAGAAGGAGACACTATCTGGCATGAAACAGTACAGGGCGGGGTAGTTCGCTGGGCGACTGGTAATACTGATGCTCAGGAAGAATTATCACTCAGCTCCGCTTATGGTCTCCGTTCAAGAGGTGAGATTACATCACTCAGTGCTAATGGTCTGCGCATTGCTTATGGCAATTATGGTTTCTTTATCAGGAATGATGGCAGCAGCACTTATTTTATGTTGACTAAATCAGGTGACAGATTAGGCAGTTATAATAATTTAAGACCGCTGATTATAAATGATGCCACGGGTGCTGTATCAATGGGGCATGGCCTGAATGTTACTGGTGATATTGTCTCAAGTACCAAAGTACGTGCCGGTAGCGGGAAAAAATTCACGGTCAGCAGCAGTAATACATCCACGAAGGAAGCCGCATTCAATTTGTGGGGAAACTCAAGTCGTCCGGTGGTGGCTGAATTAGGTGATGATGCAGGCTGGCATTTTTACAGTCAGAGAAATACAGATAACAGCATCACTTTTGCTGTTAACGGGCAGGTATCACCATCTAACTATGGCAACTTTGATTCACGCTATGTCCGGGATATCCGGCTTGGTGGTGCTGCCACATACAAACCTGCGAACAATGGCATGACATGGACACATCAGGCACCGTCCGGGTGTGTATATTCCGGCATTATTGTTCAGGATACCGGCTCAAACTCTGCCGATAACATTGGTGGCATATATTACAGACCGGTGCAGAAATACATTAACGGGACATGGTATAACGTGGCGCAGGTATAATTTATGCAGCATTTGATAAATATAACGGTGGGTAATCCAAAAACGGTTGAACAATATCAATTGACAAAGGACTTTGATGTTGTCTGGTTTTTTTCAGAAGATGGTAAGAACTGGTACGAAGAACAAAAGTATTTTGCTGATGACACGATAAAAATAGCGTACGACAAAGATAATATCATCCACTATGTGGAAAAGGATGTGACAGCTATCAGACCGGATGGATTAAGTGTTGTTGAAGTGGCGGATATTACTGCTAACCGACGGGCGGACATTTCAGGGAACTGGATGTTTAAGGACGGCAAAGTGATTAAACGCATTTATACGGCAGAGGAATTACAGCAGCAGGCAGAAATTCGGAAAGCCAGACTTCTTGCAGATGCTGAATCCGTGATTTTGCCGCTGGAGCGCGCGGTCAGACTGAACATGGCAACAGATGAGGAGCGTAGCCGACTGGAATCATGGGAACGCTACAGCGTTCTGATCAGTCGTGTGGATCCTGCAAATCCTGAATGGCCGGAAATGCCGCAATAAGTTGTATGAACTCTTGTGTGAGCTTACATACCTATAGAACAGAGTAAAGCCTAATCTGACAGTCCGCTCTGTGCCAGGAGCGGACATAACGACACGTTAGTTAGAAATCTCAAGACCAATTAGGTTGGATACTTACATGTATACTATTGCCTAACGATACTACCCTATCAACCTCATGGTTTATAGGCGGGGGTGAGAGCCAATCGAACGCTATCGTACGTTTTTATGCTGTCTACCCTAGACCCCAAGTAGACATGAATCTTACCTGATTTCCATACGAGGGCGACGTTGATCATCCAGCTTTAGTGCGAGCACTGAACTTAACATTTACCAGCAATAGTGATATTTTCTACAAAGAAAAATATATGGAATAACGTCATCGCGGGTACAAAAATGACTATAAAAAAAACATATGTAACACCAACAGAAATAGTGAAATATTTTTATGACAAACCGGAAAACGATAACGTAAAAGAGAGAAAAACAATTGAGAGCCTGACCCGTCTCAAACCTGAGTGGGAAAATACTCTCGATATGATGAAGTTAATACGCAATTGTGAAAAGCTAGCAACTGAAGGTATTTTAATGGAATTATCTTCAGGACATACTCTTTTGGACCGTTGCTATTTCGCACCGAATTTCAATGAATCAGATGCGAAATATGGAAAGTATGATTTTATAGCTGATGGATTTGAGTCAATCATAGACCGCCTTAGTCCTTCCGTTTTACCTGTTGTTGTTGAAAAAAGTGATGGTTCACATGATCTTGGTACTAGTTTTATTGTTGGGAATAACCACACGATATTTACAGCCAGACATGTTATTGAAGACATGAAGAGTATCAGGATACTTAGAGCTGGTGGTGAGGCTTTACCAATACATAAAATCTTTGTATCTAACGATGAACGTATTGATATCGCTTTAGTTTTCACAACCATTCCGAATGAAGATAATATTCAACCACTTAAGGTCTCAACCAAAGCCTCGGTACTGGATGAAATTTTATCAATAGGATTTCCACCCATTCCAGGATTTGATGCATTAAAGTTATATGACGTTTCGCATATAAATTCGTTTGTCCGACTGTCAAAGGGGCGAATTGTTGGTTCTGGTCACTCTTACTTAGATTCACAAGACTTTTTATTATTCAATGCTAGGGTTAAGGGGGGGAATAGCGGTGGCCCTATAATTAACAAATACGGCTTTGTTGTTGGTATGCTTGTACAAATACCAATATCATCTGAGGACAGTTCAAAGATTGATAACCTTGGATATGGTATAGCTGTAACAGGAAAAAGCCTGCTGGATGCCATTACATTTACAGAAAATGGCCGCGAATTAACACTCACCGACCGAGGAAATGGAGAATATTCAACTCTAGCATAAATGATATTATTAATTAAGTTGTACTAACTCAGTTTAAATGAATCAAGCATCCCCGTAACTTTGCCTGAAAAGGCTCATCGAGGGATGCACATTGTACGGATGTGTGAAAACTAAATCGGCTTTGTCACTTGGATTCGAGGGGAAAACTGAACTGAAAGCGATAAAAACGTCTAAAAAATCGTTTCGCAGACAGATGCCCCCGATTCAAGCCATTTTGAGGAAGGCTTTCTGCCTTTTATATTTATATTAATCATAAGCTTATTCCATTGGTGTACGATATCGTGCTTTGCCCCTCATCTCCCAGATAACTAATTAGCCTTAAAATTACTCATGTGTTTCTGCCGGTTAAAATTATATGGTTTTCATTTACAATAGTCTCAAGTCCGCTCTTCGCTCAAAGCAGACTGTCAGATTTGATAGCATTTGGGCTATGTAAATTGTCAGGCGGAAAATGAGTGAGTACAAATCAGGACAGGCGGGCGAATTGCCCGCATTTTCTTTATCTGTTGTTTCATCCCCTGACCAGCCAGGTCAAATAGCGTCTCATGCTCTGCACAACAGAAAATAGTTGCACCCATTAACCACGGAGTTAAACGGATGAGTGACTATCATCACGGCGTGCAGGTGCTGGAGATTAACGACGGCACCCGCGTCATTTCCACCGTATCCACTGCCATTGTCGGCATGGTCTGCACGGCCAGCGATGCGGATGCGGAAACCTTTCCCCTCAATAAACCTGTGCTGATTACCAATGTGCAGAGCGCAATTGCAAAGGCCGGTAAAAAAGGCACGCTGGCGGCGTCGTTGCAGGCCATCGCTGACCAGTCAAAACC